CTACGGGTTTACACCCGTAGTATTACGAAGGAAGAATTATCTCTTTTTCGATTTCGGTTTTTCATCCTCCTCTTCACTGTCAATATCATCTTCCTCTTCATCATCTTCTTCTATGTCAAAATCCTCGTCTTCATCTTCTTCAACAACTTTCTTTCCTTTCCTTTTTGGGAAAACGTCTTCTTCATCCTCTTCTTCAATCTCATCCTCCTCTTCTTCCCACTCTTCCTCTACATCAAAATCCTCGTCTTCTACTGCTTTTTTCCCTTTCTTTTTCTGAGGAACTGCTTCCTCTTCTTCAACTTCATCGTCCTCTTCTTCAATTTCCTCTTCTTCAATCTCATCTTCCTCCTCTTCATCTTCTTCTACTGCTTTTTTCCCTTTCTTTTTTGGGGTGTCCGTGAATGGAATCTCATTGTCATCGTCTTCCTCTTCACTGTCCTCAGACTCAATATCCTCCTCATCAGAAAAGGACATTTCTTCTGTATCCATCCCGGACATTTCCTTCAAAATCTCCTCATAGGACGGAATATTCAGCAGGTCATCCAAACACTGTGCTTTTTCGAGAATCTCATCCGGAATATCCGGACGCTGTTTGAAGGACACACCGGAAACATAAATCCCATAGTTTCCTTCCTCCAGTGCCAGTTTCAGAGAATACCCGCCTACAGGGTCGGCAAAGTTGTCCATATTGTCCTCTTCACTCTCATAAGCATTATTTAGGGCTGTATCCAGTTGTTTGCCGAAATAGTGATAACTGATTTCAAAGAGTTTTACTTTTCCGGGGTCGGAGAGCTCTTCTACATTGAACAATTGACGTTTGGACGGAACCAGTGATTTAATGAGTTCCTGATCGGCCTCCGGGTCCCTTTGAAGTTTTGCAATCTTTTCACAAATGGGACAGCGTTTGGAAGCGGTTTTCTGCGGACAGACCATCCATTCCTGATTAGGTCCTACGTTTCGATGAACGTAGAAAGTCCTTTCCCAGTGATAAGTTCCCTCATCCGCCATTGGATTTCCTTTCCCGACTTTGTAGGGAATGATATTTATTTTCATTGTACTTACACCGGATTTTAACTGGAAGATTTCCACACCTTCCGGAACTCGAAATGTCTTCGGACCAAATCCGCGTTTGATAATTTCCCGACGGCGCTGGGTATTAAGAGCGGTTGAAATCCTTGCCTTTCTTTTTTCCTGCTTTCGCATAAATTACTCCTGTTCTTTTTCTCTGTTTTCCATTTCTTTATACTGTTGACGTGCTTTATAATAGGCAAATATGCTTAATTTTACCAAAATGTAAAACCACAAAGGAAACAGAATCAGAAAGAGAATAATATCATTTCTTTCCATATTTTTGAATCCTCTTCTTTTTATTTTCTTCCATCATTTTTTCTACTGTGTCTTTTGACTCCATGTCTGCTTTTGGAATAGAGAAATAAGACTGACCAAAAAGGCGAACTTCATTTTCAAGGGCGTCTTTTCTTTGTATGAGTGCAGAAACAGCTGCAGAATAAATATCTGCCTGATACTTTAGGTCTATTACTTTCTGCTGTGCCTCCTGATATGTCTTTGTCAAAAGAACAGCCCCAGAAATTGCTGTTTCTGTCGGTTTTCCTGAAATCCCATATTTTTCCGGATTTTTCCGAACGGCCTTATCCAAATCGGCTCGAACCACTTCCAGTTCTATTTTTGCTTCCTCCAATTTTTTCCTTACCATCGCATATTGTTTGGAATATTTGTAAAAAATCTTTGGCTGAAGAAGCCATTCCTTGTCCAGATTCAAAATATCTATGTCTAAAAACTGGTTTTTTTCTTTTTCCATTGTTTCCTCTGTATTTATTATCAGTCTTTCGGCGTGTTTTCAATCATTTCATAGCAGGAAACTGCCAATCCTGCTGTTTTTGAGTCATACCAGTTGTCCTGAAAAACCCGAATAACTTGATAAGCCCTGTAAGCCAAAGGCCCTCCAGACAGTAAAATAGATTTGGCATAACCCAAAACAATCCATCGAATCTGTTCAGGGTCTTCTTTCTCCAATTTCCGCAAAAGAGAAGCAACTTCCTGCCATCGAGTCCCCTTCTTAAACAAAACACGAGCCAGTTCAATCGAAAGTGCCTCTGTACTGGAAAAAAGAAGTTTCTCCTGCTCCTCTTCCGGAAGTCCTATAATCTGGTTCAAAAAGACAAGGGCTTTTCGAGCCGAACCTCCGGAAACCTCTATCAATTTTTCTAATATTCTATCCGAAATCTCTGCTTTTTCCAGTTTACAAACTCTTCGAATGATTTTTTCCAAATCTGTATCTGATAATGGTTTTACAGATATTTCTGTACAACGTGTCCGAATGGTTGTAATCAACTTCTGTGGTTCTGTAGTACAGAGAAAGAAATAAACGTGTTTTGGTGTATCCTCCAGAATCTTCAGAAATGCATTCTGAGCATCATTTGTAAGTTTGTGTGCCTCATCAATAATCCAAACCCTGCTCTTTCCGGAAAGCGGGGCAGAGGACATTACATTCCGTATCTCCCGAACTGTGTCAATCCCCTTGAAATCCGCACAGTTCTTCTCCTGCAAATCCATATCACTGCACCCAACCATCCGACTGACAATCCTCGCCAGTGTTGTTTTTCCGCATCCGCTTGGACCTGAAAACAGAATTGTATGCGGTATCCCTCCTGTTTTTTCCATCTTTTGAAGGGATAAAACAGCAGAGTTCTGTCCAATCACTTTTTCCAGTGTTTTCGGTCGGTATTTTTTATACAGTTCCATCAGAAAGTCCCCTCATATTTTCGTTTTTCGCTCCACGGTCTATCTATATCACACACCTCCGCCTCAATTTCGAGAGGAACAATAATCCAAGGCCAGTGTTTTCGAATCTTTTCTGTCATAACCTCCTGTGCAAGTCCCAGATAATCTGACAATTCATCCGGAGGCACATCTGCAACAATACTGTCGTGAATTTGTCCCACAATCAGAGTTTTCATCTTTCTTTTCTTAATTTCACGAATAATCTGAATCAGCGACCATAGAAGAAAATGAAACGATGTACCCTGAATTGGATAATTGATAACTTCATTCCTACGGTAAACCCCCTCAATATAGAATCCGGTTAACAGATAAAATCCTCCTGTTCGCAAATAGTTGTTCCACCATTTCTTTTTCCACTGCATATATGTCGGAAATGTATTGTTCCAGAAATCATATTCCACCCTTCGAATGTGTTTCTCAAACGTTCCGTCTTTTGGTTCCACCCCGACTTCACACGCTCCCAGACTGGTAATGCCTTTCTCCCGCAAATGGTCATACAGACTCACTCCGTCCGGACGGCATAATTTCAAACGTCCTATTGCATTCCAGAGATTCTTGGCACAATCAATATAAAAATCCCCATAGAACTGCGGAAATACAAACATATTTTTCCCGCAGTATCGAATGGTTTTATCAACTTCCTCTTTTTTAAGCATAAAACATTTCATTGCCATATCCCGATGCATATCTTTCGTCGGGTCTGTTAAATATCGAATCATATTTGGATCTTTGTGATAGCAAGTGGAACCGCAGACTTCAATTCGTCCATAGTCCACTTCCACCAACTGCCGTCCGGGACGGGGGATAAAACAGGAGCGGATTATTTTTGCAATCCACGGAACCCGAATCGGGATGTTCTGGAAGTTCGGACTGTTTGATGTGGAGCGGAATGTTGCTGCATTTCCAAGATTGAACGTCGGATGAACATATTCCCCATCCACCTCTCTCCAAATCCCGGACAGATATGTATTCAGAATCTTTTTTAATTTTTCTATCCGGATGTATCTTTTTACAAACGGAATATCAATCCCTTCCAGTACATCCTCATCCGCTTTGAATCGGCCTCTTTCCGTTCGATTCGGATTTGGTATTTTGATTTTCTCAAAGAGAATATAACTTAACTGATGACGAGAACCAAATTTCGTTTTGTTTCCATATATTTTCTTCCAGAGAACCCCTATTTCATCTTTTTTAAGTTTCTCCGTTTCTTCTGCAATTGTTCTCCGGATTTTCCACATAACCTTTTTCAGATACTTTCTGTTTATACGAATACCATTTCTCTCAATCTCTGCCAGAGTAAGAGTTCCTTCGTGAAGAAGTCTGTATCCGCTGTTTTCAACCGGCTTTAACATAAGGAGGATGATTCAACAGTTTTTTCTGTATCTGAAAAATCTTATAAGTAAGAAGACTGTCCAGGCCATTATACAAAAGGAGTTCATCTGCTGGTATTTTCTTTATCTGATTGTATTCTGATTTTCCCGAACATTCCAGATATTTTTCCACAGAGGCACTGTAGTCCGGAACTCCCAAATGCACAAAAGACTGGAACTCCAGACCTGCCGCTCCCCGTTCGTTGCAGAGCATATGTCCCGCCAGCATTGTATCCCAAATCCAGTTCGGAACGGGTTTTCCGAAAATATGCCGACACCACCTTTCCTCAAACTTCAGATTTGCCGCTATTTTTTCACTGTCTGAATAGAGAAGGGCTTCGACAGCTTCCTTGGTTTCCTCTGTCCAGTGGAAAGCGATTGTTTCCCTTCCCCACCAGCAGACAGAACAGGAAAGAACAGCCGCTTTTTCCCGTTCCGGTTTCAGTGTATTTGTTTCAAAATCAAAGGCAAATCTCCCTTTTTTCCCGCACCATACCTGTATTCGTTTTGCAGCTTCAGAAGGAGAATATATCCTTTCCACCTGTTCCGAAAAATTCGGAGGATTCTCCCACGGCTTGTTCTGACAGACATCCAGAAGTTTTCGAATATGTTTCTGAAACAGAACAATCGCCGCTTCATTCTGAATGCGCAGAAGGTAAGAAGGATGATATGTCGGAACAATCCATACATTTGGATTCTGATTTGGGATAACCTGTCCGGCCCATATTCCGATATTTCCTACTTTTTCCCGAAACAGATGTCCGATTAAAGATTTTATACTCACTGCTCCCAGCAGGAGAATCCCGTTTGGATTCAATTCCTGTATGGTTTTCAGCAGATTTGGCCGACAGGAAAGAATCTCTTTTTCCGTTGGAGTTCTGTTTTCCGGCGGACGGCAGAGAACGGCATTTGTCTTCCAGCAGTCCCTTTCCATTCGGATTCCAAACGTATGCAGAATCTCCCGCAGGAACTTTCCGGATTCTCCGACAAATGGTTCATTCAATTCATCCTCCCGTTCTCCCGGCGCCTCTCCCACAAGCAGAATCTTTTTTCTTCCCTCCCCTTTCGGGGGCATAGAAGGACTCTTGCATCCTGTACACAATCGGCACAGACCACATTTTGGAGAAGAGATGAAAGACTGTCTGTTTCTGTATTCCGACAGGGAAAAAAGCATCATTCTTTATCCAATTCAATAATTGAAGCCACAAATACATACTTTCCTGCTTCTACTTTGATTCTGTCCTTCCCAATCAGAATATCAGAGAATCGTTTGGATATGTCCAAAAGAAGTTTTGGGGGGATTCGGAAGGCAATTGGTTCTCCGGAATACTGAACCTCCCTTATTTCCGTAAGCCATCCAAAGGCGTTCTGTCCTGTAATTTTCATTTTGTTCGGGAGAATATGCACATCTGCCATATCTTCCAGACGTTCTCCGGAAAAAATTTCTACTCGTTCAATCGTGTCTTTCAGGTCTTTCGGAAGGGAAACAGGAATTCCTGTAAAGTTCAGAATTTTTTCCAATTCCGGATACCGATAATCCACGAAACGCCGACAACTGTAAATCAGTCCGGACGGATTTCGAAAATGCACCCAGACAGGTGCTTCTGAAAACTCCGTCATATTCAGTGAAACCATCTGCCGAATAGAGTTTCTTCTGCAAAGAAAAGATTTTTTCAGATTGGTTTCAATTCGATAAATTGCCAACTGTCTGCCGTTGCAGGATTCAATCTTATCCGGACAAATGTTGATGCACGTCAATTCAAACATACTCTCATCTGTTGCGGCACATTCCTGCACCATTGAGATTGCCTCTGAAAAATCCTCATTCAGCGGAACCCATTCAGACGGCTCATTCTCCTTGTCCAGTTCAATACGAACTTCCTTTTCCATTCCAAGAACAGATTTAAACTTTTCCCCCCGAATTTTCAGTTTATTCTCTTCCTGTTCAATCTTCAGTTCTTCTGAATCTGCTTTCCTGACAATCTCCAATAAGGGTTTTGCCTGTACAGCCCCTTCAATAGGGAGAGATGTTTTGATTCGGCAGGAGATTTCATCATTGTACGTCCACAAAATCCCGTCTTGAAAAAGAAAACACGAACTCTGATTGATTTCCTCCCGCTGGCTCAATCCAAAACTAACCATTTCCAGTTCTTTTAAGAGTGTATCCCGATCTACTCTCATTTCTGTTCCTTTCCAAATAGAGGTTCCCTTTTGTTATCCGTTATTCATCTTCTTTTTCATCATCTTTTTCTTCTATTTCCTCTTCTTCTCCAAAACAACTGCATACAGCCGGATTTCCAACAGACAAACAACTTGCCGTATAAATACAGTGGGATTCTCTATAATCCTCCTCCCGTCGGACAATCCAGTTAAATCTATATATTCCTTTTTCTTTTTCACGGGGAGTGGAGTTAATCCCGATTGCTCCTGTGATGTGTGCCATTTTCCGTTTGTCTTCTGAAAAATGGGTTCTATTCATTGTTTTTGCCTGATAGGAAAGAGCATTTGTCTGAGTAGCCGTCAAGACAAGACAATGAAAAATCTGAGAAAGACTTCGCAGTTGTTTCCACGTTTCATTGATCCTGTCCCTTTGATTGTCCACAGAAAAACAGGACATATTCAAAATATCGGCATAATCGATAACAACCACATCCGCCACCCAGCCGTCCCTCTCCCATTCCATCAGCATATTTTTTATCTGGAAAACAGACAAAGTAGAGTTTGGATGACAGGACAATTTCAGAAGAGATTCGTTTGTTTTTGCCTTCTTGAGAAAGTTTTGGCATCTCTCATAAGCCAGTTGCCAGTTAAGGTCTTCTTTGAACTCTTTTTGAACAAACTGGACGGAAGCAATCTTCTGTTCAGGGGATTTTGAAATAGAAATAGGGTATTGGATTATTCCTTTTCGAAACGGATGTCCGGAAATACGGACCATAAATCTCCGAATCATCTGGTTTTGACTCATATCTCCTGCTGCAAAAAAGGCGACTTTTCTTCTCTGTAATACAGCCCTCACAGCCATATCTATCAAACACCAAGTTTTCCCTCTCTTTTCCGGGGCCATAAAAGATATAAATCCCTCCCGTTCGAGAGAATTGCCATAAAACAGCCCTAAATCGCCTCTAAATCGAATAAGGGGTTCCACCCTATCCTCGAATGCCTCCCGTATGGAATCTCTGTTCTGAAACAAATCCAGACCGCTTCCTACCCCTAACTCGATGCGGTTGTACTGAGTAATTCTCGAAATTGCTTTTTCTTCCTGTCCAAGGTCCAAATCCCCCTGAATTTCCTCCACAATCCGTTCCAGTGCCACCCGGTTGAAATATTTTCCCGCAAAATCAATCAGATAATCACTGTTGGACTGTTTTTTCAGGAGGGCATATTCTCCGGAGAGGGACTGAAGAAACGATTCTACCAACTGAATTATTTCTGTGTCTTTTCCCTTTTCCGCCCAACTTCGGAACATCCCCTCAATGTGATTCATCGGGGGTTTTTCGTATTTCTTGAAAAAATCAATGCACCATTGACCGACAAGATTGGACCATCTGGAGCGAAACATCCCCCCTTTCCAGTTAGCACATATACGGGATAAAACCTTTGCATCAACAATCATTCCTATCAGAATCTTGCGTTCCTCAAACGAAGTCCTTTTCTCAATCTGCATAGAGGCATCCTATATAGGCATTCCAAAGTTCATCATCTCCGGACCATTCGACAGATTCTTTTCGTCCTCTGTCCTGAAAGTATTCATTCTGGAAGTGGAAAATGTGTCGGGTAGATAATTTTTTCCAATCTCTACCTATTATATTACAAATGCTCCTCCACCATTCGAGAATGAACTCTTCTTCTGTTGGAAGGTTTTGATAAAATTTTATCCCAAAC